GGTCTTCGCAACACCGGTGATGGCGCTCTCAAAGTCCATCGACGCCTGCGCACAGCTGGCGAAGTATTCGTAGATTTCTTTCAGGGCGACGGCGATGCCTGCGGCCACGATGGCCTCATGCACCTGATTAAAGGCCTGCCCGGCCTTATCGCCGAAGGTCATAGCCTTGTCCGCCGCTTCGCCCTGCTTCTTTTTCAGATCGTCGATTTTGCCGGAGAGCTGTTCGGAGCTGTGGGAGAGGTCGTCGGTATTGACACCCGCCTCTTCCAAAGCCCCGCTCAGCTCGTTCAGCTTTGCCGTCTGCTTCTCCAGCGAGGCGGAGGTCTTGTCGATCTGAAGCTGCTTTGCCAGCAGCTTGTTCTTCATGTCGGCGGACTCGTTGCCGGTCTCCTCCATCTCCCGCTGGATATTGTCATACTGCTGCTGCAGCATTTCCAGCCGCTTCCGCGTTGCTTCCACGGCGGCCTGCTGCTTCTGGAATGCGGAAATATCCGCCTGTGTCTTGGAGAGGGCCTGGATTTCCTTCTGCATGGACACAATTTCCTGCTGAGCGGCCTTGAAGGTCTTGCTGTAGCTGCCTCCAAGCTGTGCGTTCAGCTGGAATAGCATCTCATACTCTTTGCGGCCTGCCATAGACGGCCCTCCTTTCAGATTATTTCTGCTTGCGTCTTTCCCGGGCTTCTTTCACAAGCTGATTGCTGACCTTGATCCACTTACACAGGGATGGCAATGGCAGCGACAGCCAGTAGGAAACGGGGGTCTGATTGTTTTTCGCCATCGTAAGACATTGCCTGCGGAGCCAGACGCCGCCGTCGCCGGTTACAGCTCCGATGCCAGCAAAAAAGAGCGGGCCTTGCCTCTGACGCGGTTGAACTCGAAGATGGGCAGGGCGCGCAGGGCGTCGTCGCCGATACGGCGGGG